TTCTTAGCACAACTATTAGGAGCAGTACTGGGATGGGCAGTAAGAGGATTAGTGGAACTCTTTGGACTTTTAGGGCAAGCGATTAATTCTGTGGGTGGATTTTTTAAAAAGTTATTTAATAAAAAGGATGCTGAAGAAAGCAAGAATGCTATTAAAGATGTCAACAAAGAACTACAGGATTTAGGAAAATCAGCTGAAAAAGGAGCAACTGCCAATGTTGAAGTAAATAAGAAAGAAACTATTGATACAACTGTTAATTTTAAACCTGGTGATATGTCCCCTGTTCCATCAGCTCCACCACAGAATTTGCCTCCTCAAAAAGTTGAATTTGACACTAAAAATTTATCAGCAGACTTACAGGGAATAGGTAATTCGATACAGAACAATCCTGCAGATCAGACAAGAAATAACAAGCTATCTGAAATAAAGTCTGAATTCCCTGCTTTAAAGGCTGAGATAACTGCAATGAAAAATATTATCAGTCAAAAACTGGATGCTGTTGCAAATGCTATAAAAAATAAAAATTTAGTCATTAATGTGCATGGGCTGACTCCTGACGAAGTTATAGCAAGAATAAAGGCTGCAATAGAGAAAGGATAAAAATGTTTAACTTAGATATAAAGATTTTCATAAAATTTGAAGAATCTATAGACTACAAAAATTTAAAATTTTTAGGAAGTAATAGTTTTAATACCCTTGATTTTCTTCAAAAAAAAATGAATGATACAAAATTTTTAGGAAAAGCACAGGATATGCTTAATAATGCAACAGCTAAAGCGAATAGTGGTCTTGAATTACTAAAACCATCTAATTTATATGCATATGCTGACAAGTATTTGACTACTTTAAAAGAATACTATTTATTTCCCGTTTCTCCTGCTGAAATAAAATTTAAAAGTGTAGGATCATGGGAAAAAATAGAAACTGTATCTGGAATACTGAAACTGAAAAATAAAAATACTTTACAGGCGTTATCTTTCAGTTCATTTATTCCGGAACAAAAATATAATTTTGCCTCGCATCATTTGCTGGATCCTTTCACAACTTTTTTGTTGTTTAAAAGTCTAGAAATGAGTGATAAACCTATCAGATTTATTTTGACTGGAAAATTTGGAAAAAGTTCCATATCTTCGCTTATAAATCCCGTAGATTTAAATTTTTTAGCTACTGTTAATAGATTTGATGCAGAATTTGACAATATGGGAGCTTTAAATTTTGATATAGAATTTGAAGAATTTCATGAATTTGACGAAATCAAAGAAGCAGATGCTTTAGAAGAAAAACTATATTATAAGGTGGAATAAATGAAAGTGATAATAACAACTCCAGAACAGAAAAGATATGATATTTCAAGTTTAGTCAAAGATAACATACAATTGAGCAGTAATATAGATAATATAACAGCTCAAATGGATTTTGAACTTGCTTATAATTACAGGGAAGAGCTTCCATTTTCTCCAATAGATTTGGAAGCAGGAGCATGTTTTATCGAACTGTATGATAACCAAGACACATTAATATTTCAAGGAATTATACCAAAAGTTCAGATAAATAAAAATTCTCCGAAATTCAATGCCCTTGATCCAGGATTTTATATTTCAAGAATAGCCGACATATTTCAGTTTAACAATATTCCTGCAGAAGAATGTATCAGAAACATGTTAACAGAATTTAAAATGCCTATTGGCACTTTAGAAGCTACTGGAATTAAAATAGATGAATATTATTATAAGGAAACTATAGCTGAAGTTATAAAAAAAATAATAGAAATAATAAAAGAAGAATCCGGGAAAAACTATTATTTTTATTTTAAAGATAATGCTTTCCATTTCTGTGAAAGAAATAAAGATAAGTATCTAGACGGCTCTATACAGCCTAAAAAGTATAGTATTTTGATAAATAATAAATACATTGATATCTTCAAATTCATAAAAGATGCCTCTTATTCCTTATCATTTGAAAATATGAGAAACAGCATTATTGTTGTTGATGGAGATGAAGAAAAAATGAATAAGACTGATATGGCTAAGGATGATGAAAATATAAGAAAATATGGATTGCTACAGTATGTAGTAAAGCAGGAAAAAAACGATCAGAAATCATCTTCAAAAGAAAAGAAATCTTCCAAAAAAACTGATAAAAAAGGAAAAAAGGAAGGAGATGATAAAAATAAAGGCAAAAAAGGAAGAACAAAAAAAAGAAAATAAAAAAAAGAAAACTAGAAAAAAAAAGACATCAGAAAAAGAAGAGAAAGAAAAAAGTAAAAAGAAAAAACGTGAGAAGAAACCAATTAAAGCTCAAAATTTACTGGAAGAAAAGAATAAATTAGAAAGAACATTTACTCTTGCAGTTCCTGGCATTCCTATTTTAAGAGCCGGAGATTTAGTAAAAATTGAAAAAAATGCAACTGGAATAACAGGAGTATTTGAGGTAAAAAGTGTGAATCATAATTTTTCTCAAAAATATTCACTTGCCGGGATAAATATTTATTTTATGAGCTTGACTCTAGAATTTTTGGAGGAAATAAAAGATGAATGATAAAGTAATGGAGAATGATGAAGCAAAACATGAAGAGCCTAATAAAGTATATGACAGTCTAGCGAAAACTCTAAAAGAAAAATTTTCAAATCCTGACTGGAACGGACCTTTTTTAGGAACTGTTGTAAGTGCTCCGCCTGATTTAAAAGTCCAAATTGATGAAAAAATCATTTTAAATAAAGATAAAATAATAGTTGCTTGGGAAAAAGTGAAAGGATATACCAGACAATTTAAAGAAAACGGCAACATCAAAATTGAAATTGAAGAAATAAATATAAATGATGGGGCAAACAAAGATAGCGGAGGAAATATTCACAATAAAATCATTGCTACAGGGAAACTTAAAGGAACATATGAAGCAGATGGTAGCAATGAATGGACTGATGAACTTAAAGAAGGGGACAAAGTTATATTGAATGAATTTAAAAATCAAAAAAAATTTTATTTAGTTGATAAAGCTTATCAATATTAGAAAAATATGATATAATATTTTTGTATAAAGAGACCAAGAGTCCAGTTTCGTGAAAACGAACTGGACTTTTTTATTTATTGTCAGTCATGACTGATAATAGAATGAAAGGAAATAAAATGAGCTTACCTAATTCTATGTTAAGCAATATGGAGACATATAAAAGTACTGAAATAAGCAAATCCGAGGATAATAATCTCCGATTCGATTTAAAATGGAATTTTAAAAAAAATGATTTTGATTATGATGAAAAGGGCTCTCCAATACTTTTAAAAACAAAAAAAGAAATAGTAAAGCAATGGATTTTAAAATGCCTTATTGTTACTAAAAATGCTTGGCGAATTTATTATAAAGACATTAAAAATTTTGGTGTTGGAATACACAAGTATCGAGGAAGAAATCCTCAACTTGAAGAATTTATTATCTCTGAATTTAAAAGAGAAATAATCGAAGCTTTAAGAGAGCATAAATATATAAAAAATATTGAAAATTATTTTTCCATATTTGAATCAGATAAATTAGAATTTGAATTTGATGTTGTGCTAAATTCAGCAGAAAATGAAAAAATCAAAATAGATGAGGTGTTTGAATTTGGTAACTAGAGAAGAAATAGAAGATAATCAAAATGAAATAAACGAATTAACAGATGATATTTTTTCAAGAGAACACATGCGGTCATTTGAGAATTCCGTTGGAAGTTTTCCTCGGGAAATTGTCCGTGCATTTGTAACAGAGCTATTAGTGCAAGAAGATTTATATGAAGAACTATCTAATAAATATAATGCAGCTACAGCCACGGGCTCAGATTTAGATAAAATATGTGAAGAAGACTACATTTTTAGATTAGCAGCAACTGAAGCAACAGGAACAGTAAAAATTTATGGAATACCAGGCACAATCATCCAAAAAGGATACCAGGTAACTAGTAAGAACAATATTTACAATATAGAAGAAACAAAAGAAATACCAGCAAATGGAGCTATAGGAACAACCACAGTCAGAATAAAATGCACAGAAGCAGGAACTGTCGGAAATGTTACCATTAATGAAATAAATTCTTTTGCTGTTTCCTATAGAGGATTAGAAAAAGTTGAAAATTTAGAAAACATCGAAAATGGAAAAGATGAAGAAACGGACGAAGAACTAAAAGAAAGAAGAAAAAGAATTTTATCTAAAATTTCAGCAAATTATAATGCAGCAATGTTAGAAAAAATGATACTTGAAAATTTTAGTGGACTAAAAAAAGTAAAAATAGTACCACGATTTAATGGTAAAGGTACTGTAAAAATAGTTGTTATCGGGAAAAGTAACAATGTTATTGAAACTAATGAATTAAATAGAATAAAAACATTTTTAGATAATGAAATAATTACAGATGCAGAATTTACTGTTAATTCTGTACAGGATAAACAAATTACAGTAACACTAGAAGCAATTTTAAACAGAGAATATGATGAACAAAATGCAATTGAACTTACTAAAAGTACATTAAATCAAGTCTTTCTGGATAAATTGTTTGAAGAAAATAGAATTTATTACGCAGAAATTATTGAAAAACTGCTTACAGTAAAAGCATTTAAGAAAATTTCTAATATTGATATAAATAATACAAAAGAAGATATTATATTAACAGATGAAGATCTTGTAAGTATTTCAAATGTTAATATAAAAGCTTTGGATTAGGAGGAAAAATGAGCGGATTTACTTTATCTGCCAAGGCACAAATTTTAAATAATATGCTAGCAAACAAAACATTCTATGCAGGATTATTAACAAGTTTTTCTACATTGCCTTCCGGAGCAGAAAATGCAGTTGAACTTGTTGCTGCTTCTTATAGCAGAAGGGCTATAAATTTTCTTACCACTACATCAAACGAAACCAGTAATGTTGCTTCTGTTAAATTTCCGGAAGCAAGGGAAGACTGGGGGAAAGTAATTGGAATTGGAATATATGACTCTATAACTGGAGGGAATCTTATAAACTATGCTCTTTTTGATGCTAGAGATGAAGTAATAATACACGCATTAATGCAGTATGAAATAGCAAAAAATTTCTATGTTATAGGACTTAGAAATTAATGGCTAAAAATGTGCATCAGAAATCCGGAAATTATATTAAAGAAAATTTTACAGTTTCTGAATTACAAAATTTTTATATAAGAGATTTTGTAAATGATGGCCGTACTCAAGAGTACAGTTTAATCAAAATTAATGCTAAACAGATGAATTTTGTTAAGCACGTTAATAAATTGAGAGAAATAAACGTAAAAGATT